CATTTTTTCTACTTGCATTGATCCGGATAATACTAACGGTTGTCCTCTCTTAGCTCCTCCGACTTTTGACTGATACGTTCTACTGATTTGATCTGATTGATCTTCTGTTATTGCGAAATCGTCTTTAGGAGAAATAATTACTGACGGGACACCTGAGTTTGATAGTAAAGCTGTAGATAATTGTCCTGCTGCCTCATCTCCGTATATTTCTCTTAGAACAGTTTGTAATGGAGCATATCCCTGCTTATGATTTTTAGGATCTAATCCCAATCTAAAATGTATCATCTGATCAGGATCAATAGAAACTTTTCTATCATCCATTTCATAAATGTAGTTTGTTATTAACTTTTCAGGAGTTCCCTGTGCTGATACACGATCAGGGATCAATGGATATAGTGCTGTTACCTGTTGGGAGTTATTACGTTCTTTTAGTAAGTAAGCGTCCCCAAAAACATGAAGAGCATTAATAATATATTGTTGAACAACTTCTCCTGACATATAGGGATTAGGACGTTCCATTAGGATTTGTAATGGATGATTATAAATAATTGATTCTTCTCCGTCTTCTTGAAACGATTTTACAATTAAGTTAGCCTCAGAAAATGATGTTCCCAATACTTGAAGACAAGCTGTAACGGCGCTATTAGCTTGTCCATTTCCTAAATCCTGTAGATCAAAGTTACCTGCTCTTGAATTGTATCCAAGTACATAACTCGATGGAGTTACAGGATCTTCTCTAAAAAAGTTTACACGTTTTGAAGTTTCATCAGTTTGTCTTACGTTTCTGAATATTACATCTCTAAATGATCTTCTCTCGGCCAATTATAATCCTCTCTTCATGGACGCCTGCAAGTTAGAAACGCACCTAAAAACTAACTTGCATTTGTCCAAATCTGTTAATACCTATGATAGACAAAAAAACTAAATCTAATAGGCTATATATTTATTTTTCTTTTGTATTTCTAAAACTCCGTAAGCTAGTGCGTCTACCATGTCATCATGTTCGCCCTCAGGGAATTGAAGTAATTCTCTTTTAAGATCATCATAGTGCAAGTTTTCTCGATTTAAAAATAATCCGCCTCCCTCCATAAATGCAGATAAAGGTAATGCTCTATTTACTTTGTCTTTATCAGGAGTCAATTCCTTGACTAAGAGTCCCTCACGTCTTGCAATCTGAATAAGAGATAACTGATATCCTGCTCTCTCGATCCCTACATATCCTAAATTATGTTCGCTGATCTTTTGTTTGATTTTAGGAATTATGTCAGGACCCTCAATACGATCTCTTACTAAATCGATCAATATTAATTTATTAGATGGAGTCAATGCAAAACAGGCGATAACTGTATAATCTGCTGATTGCTTTGTAGATGTTGCAAGATCAACTGTAGCAAACTTTGTGCAATCTCGATCAAAGACATTCTCATTGTCTAGTGTGTACTGTAATTTAGTTTCATAATATCCTGATCTGTTTAGATCTGTGATCTGTCTTTTTTCAAATGTCTTGATCCAATCCTCTTTAAATATTCCTCCTGTAAATTCAACAAACTTAGCCTCATATTCTTGTGAATATAAATAAGATCCGATCTCTTCTTTAGCAATTTCTAATTCTTCTTGAGGAACATAAGGATTTGTAATTGTTGGGAGTTGCCATCGTTCCCATTCTAAGAGTTGTGAAGATCTGTTATAGATCTCTTCGAACCAATTAAATCCCTTTGGAGTAGAAATAAATAATGCTCCTCCCTGACGTTCAGTCAATGTTGGACGTACAACTTCAGCCCATACGCTCGGTTTCATAAAGGCGCATTCATCAAGCACAACAAAGTCAAGTCCTGCTCCTCTTAATCGATCCGGATTATCTGCTGATCTAATACTGACTGATCCTCCTGTAGGCATAATTACAGTTTTCTCAGATTCTTTTACTATAGTCCCGTATTCGATACCAATGTTTCTCAGATCCTTCCATCCCTCCAACGCCATTGCATAAGTTGGAGCGATCCACCATGCACGTCCTCCCTGCCATGCTTTTTCAAGACATAGCCATACTCCTAGTCTAGTTTTTCCCCAACGTCTTCCTGCTGATAAAACTTTAAAACGTGCGTTAGATTGTGCAACTTGTTTCTGTCCATCGTGTAATTCAGGGAGTTTTACTACATACTTCTTATTTAATCCGAGATCTTTAAGTTCTGTTTCCATTTTTTGTCCTTTTTTATAGTCGCAAATTTCGAAAATTTTGGATCTAATTCTTCATCAAGATCATCTAATAATGGATCATCCATCCACATTTATTCTTCCTCTCTTAGTTCTTCAAACTCTGTATCAAAGTCGTCTATTAAAAAACTCTCTAGCCATGATATATGTACTCTATGTCCATCGACTATAACAAACTTGTCATCATTCATCTTCCTGCACTTCTACGTCCTCTATGTTAATGATTATCTCTTTTTCTCGATCTAACTTTTTCCCATCTGCCCAATTAAGTTCGATCTCTACAGGAGCGTTTGGATCTCCCTGTAATTGTAGTTTATCTCTTTTTCCAAATTTATCAGGATATTTTCTCTCTAACAGCCAAGCGTCCGCCTGCCATGATCCGTCTTTTCCTGCTTGTTCGATCCGTGCAACTCTTCTAACTATTGCGTCTGCCTCTGCTTTTGATACTGAAATCCAAAAAGATTTATAAGGCTCAACTCCATCTTCTGCTAATTTTCTCCAATTTCTAAACGTTGCTGAAGTTATTCCTGCATAAGCACAAGCGTGTTCTGTGTACATTCCTAGTCTGATCGCCTCTAATAGACGTTCTTTTAGTTCCTGATCAACGAGTTTCGGTTTATTGTTCATGCGTTTATCTTACTATAGCAACAAAAATCCCGTCTGCGATGGAGTTATACAGACGGGATATTCGTACGCATTAATCAGGGGGCTGATTAATAATTACATCTTATCATTTTTTAATACTGTTTATTTTTAATTCTAAGGGATTTTATTTTTAAACAATCAACGCATAATAAATATCTTAAAGAGTTTTCTTTTAATGAATTACAATTACTACATCTAATACGACTAATTTGTCCTCTTGCATAATAATGATATTTTCCTACAAGAATATTATATTGAGTTCTATAAGGTTTAAATTTTTTACTTTTTTTAGTCAATTCATATAATATATCTTCTAATTCTCTATTCATCATTTTTTTTTAAACTATCTTCTAAATTAAAAGATATATGATATCCATCGTGCCATGATCTATAATCAAATAAATCTTTTAATCTAGTAAATGGATTCTTTAAAGATGTTTGATTGTTGTATTTAGTAATTGAATAAAAATAAGCCACTATTCTTCTTCATCTTTGTACATATCCATTACGACTTTTTTGATTGATTCCGGAGTGTCTAATCTAGGATCATTTATATCCATTTTCTTAAACTGTCCTCCGAATCCCTCAAAGATAACTTCTCGGGAATCAACAACTTGAGAGGAGACATAATCCTGAGTCATTAGTCCGAGAGCATCAGCAATCACTC